GCAGGTTTGGCTGGAAGAAACCATTGAAGGCGCACGGCTGGGAAGCCCAGCACGCCTCATACGTTAAGGAGTTTGAGTAATGTCAGGCGGAAAAGGTGGATCAACATCCTCAACGGTTGAAATACCTCAATACATTGAGGACGCGGCAAAGCGCAATCTAGCCCGTGCGGACACAATCTCTCAGATTGGTTATGTTCCGTATTACGGTCCAGATGTAGCTGCGTTTACTCCAATGCAAGAGGCTGCATTCCGAAACACGGCTGGCACTGCTGGTGCTTTTGGTTTAGCTGGCGGCGACATGTCCCAGCAAGATATTACGGGCGGGATGCCTGCGCCAACTACATACGCTGGCGGGGTTCGTGGTTACTCTTCTGCGCCAATGTATGAGCAAGCTATGGATGAGCTTGCTACGCGCCGTCCGGGTCAGAAAAATCTTATTGATAGCTTGTTTATTGACCCATACTCAGGCGTTCCCGGGGCAAATGTTGGCCCAATGGTTGACTACACTGACACCCGCACACCCGGCGACTTAGGCGGTGGTTCTGTTGGCGGCGGCGGTGACGGTGGAAGTGTGTATTTCCCAGAGACCATTACAGGAACCCCTACTGCCCCAACAGACGGAACCGTTTACACGTCAACCGATTTTGCAGGCAACGAAATTCCGTACACAATAGTTACTCCTACAGATGTTCGCCCGCCCGGTTATATTGACAACACTCCGTCAACTTTCCCCGAGCAGCGACAGTATTACGACTCAAGCCCGATGCTACCGGGTGGCCCGGCGGTAATGCACTCAAGTGATGGAACATCAACCAACCTTGGTTATGATCTTGGCCCATCTGTAGCGGGTGGCCGTGGAACTATTGTGCCGGGTCAGCCTACATATGCAGCCCAGCCAACTCAGGAGCAGCTTGATTACGCAGCAACTAGCCTAGACCCGTTTGGTGGTGCTGGCCCTGACGTTACATCTGGCCCAATTGCCGGACTGGTATCCGGCGGCGGTGCTGACGGGGTGGGTAATTTTGGCAAAGTAGGCGATTTCTTTGGAGGGCTTCTTGGCGGATTGAACGTAACGGGTCCACCAGTGGAGAATAAAGTTACTTCATACTCCCACGCAACAAGCAACGAAAGCAATGCCTCACAGCGTGCGGAAGCGGCTGCACGTCAATCAGAACTTCAAAGGCTAGCGTCAGCACTCGACACGCCTGAAAAGTTTTCTGCTTATACAAATTCTGAGAGCGCCAATTTTGATGCGCCAACGATAAGAGCAGCACAGTTGGCGAGGGGTGGTACTGGGATTGTCTACAAAGACGACCGTCGTGAGGTTTATTTGGATGGGGTCTTAATCGGCAACCCCAAGGGCGCTGAAACGGCAAGAGAAATGCTTGCCAAAGCGCAGGCAGCAAAAGAAGCATCGCGCACACCACCACCACCTCCGCAGGTCATAAGAAACTGATAACTCAAGCAAAGAAAGGCCTGTAAGATGGGCGCACCAGCACCAGCACCGACAATGGCCGCGCAGCCTACTGCGCAGACTAACGCAACATATCAGCCAGCACCAATGGCCCCGCAGCAAGGCTTCAACGTAAACCAAGCCTCGGCGGGGGCGTTGCAAGGCGCAATCGGCGGTACTCAGCGTGCCATGCAGGCTCCACTGCAAGTTGGCGCGTACGCAAACCCGTACACAAGCGCAGTTATTGACCGCACTCAGCAGGACATTGAGCGTCAACGTCAAATGGCCATGAACCAGCTTGGCGCGCAAGCCACAGCGGCAGGCGCGTTTGGTGGCTCACGTCAGGGCGTTGCCGAAGGTGTTATGGCTGGCGAGTATGGCCGGATGGCAGGCGATATGGCAGCACAGCAGCGTCAGCAAAACTACAGCCAAGCGTTGCAGGCTGCGATGGCTGACCGTCAGGCTCGACTTGGCGCAGCATCCCAGCTAGGCGGCTTGGGTCAGCAAGCGTTCCAGACAGGTCAAACAATTCAGCAAAACCAGCTCCAGCAGGGTCTGTTGCAGCAAGGTATGCAGCAAGCGCTGATTGATGCAGCAAAAGGGCAGTACGCTGGCTACACCGCATCGCCAATGCAATCCCTGTCAGCGCCACTTGCCGCGTTGGGTGCGGCTCAACAAGGTGGCCAAAGCACAACAACGAGCAGCGCAAGCCCCGGCTTGTTCAGCTACCTTCAAATTCCGGGGTTGTTTTAAGCTATGCCACAAGGTTTTATCCCACTGTCAACGCAAATGGACTTCCTCTGGAATGAAGTTCAAGGCAAAGAGAAATCTGGCTTCGGCAAGTTTCTTTCGGCCAATGCGTCTTCGCCAGAAGACTATGCAACGCTATGGGATAAATACTATGAGCGCTCCGGCGGCGCTGGTGACGAAAAGGCTCGCAACTACGCGAGCAGCGTTTACGCAGCAATGGCCGATGGCACATCCAACGAGGCTTTAATATCGCCAAACGCCAAGTTTGCTTATGGCTACCTCACGCAAAAGGGTCTCACTCCGCAGCAAGCCGCAGGCGTCACTGGCCGCCTAATGGCTGAGAGCTATGAGGATATGAACCCAGACGCACGCAACACTCTTGCAGGCGGTCAAGGTACATACGGCATTGCACAGTGGCGGGGCAGCCGTATGGGTGATTTGGCAAACTTTGCGGGCGTTGACGTGTCGGACATTACATCTCTGCCGGCGACCACTGCCAGCGGCGGTTTACTTTCAAGCAATCAAGGGGGTCAAGACATGGCCATTTCTAATAAGCCTCCATACATGATGGGCGGCGAGCAAACCTACAACGCGCCCAACATGCGGCAACCAGCGCCACAGCAAGGTGGTATGCGTGGACTTCTGTCAACTTTGAAGGATAAGGCTACAGCCGTTGATCCGAACACCGGGCTGACAGGTTATCAGCGGTTTGCCCGTGCGCTTGATCCGCTGATTATGCCAGAGCTTCGCGGCGCAGGCGCAGCGATTGAAAAGCAGGGTGCGCAGCGAGTTGCGGCGGACCGGAAAAATAAAACCGTTGAGATGCTGCGGGCTAGAGGTCGCGATGACTTGGCTGACATGGTTGAGCGCGGGATGATTTCCCCGACTGATGCGGCTAGCCAGTTGTTGGCTACGCCGAAGGATGACAGGACTGCTGGGATTAAGGAATACCAGCAAGCCGTCAAAGATGGCTTTAAGGGGACATTCTTAGAATATAAGACTGCACTTCAGAAGGCTGGAGCTACTAGCGTGACTGTTGGCGGCGAAGGTGCAGAGGCATTTGACAAGGAATTTGGAAAACTTGACGCACAATCCTTGGCTGATGTCGCAAAGGTCGGCGCGACGGCTTCAAGAAGCCTTGCGCAAATTGGTCGCCTTGAGGCCTTACTAGGGAACATTGACAGCGGCATGGGCGCAAGCATTAAGCAATTTGCAGGTAATTTCGGCATCCAGACTGAGGGTCTTGATGACATCCAAGCGGCGTCAGCGCTAATAAACGCCCTCGTGCCTGCGCAACGGCCTCCGGGGTCTGGCCCAATGTCCGACGCAGACTTAGAGCTGTTCAAGCAGTCTCTGCCTCGCATAATCAACTCGCCCGGCGGCAACCAAATTATTATCAACACTATGCGCGGGCTTGCCGAGTATGATGCAGAGGGTGCTAGAATTGTGCAGAGGTTGCGTAGAAAGGAAATAACGCAAGCGGACGCATTTGAGCTTCTAAACAGTCGCGCAGACCCGTTTGCAGCCTTCAAAGCCCCAACTGGGCCAGCACCCACTGGCGGCTTAACTCGCCAAGATGCTTTAGACATTCTGGGCGGATAAGGAGCCAATCATGGCAGAGACAATGACATCGGCGGAGTCCTCACAAATTCTTCAAGCCATCAAGGTTTTGGAGAAACTAGAGGCTGACGGTACAATCACAGCGAGTGAGCAGGCCGCCTTAGATCGCGCCCGAGAAAAGCGGAAGCCAGCCAAGCAAGCCGAGCTTGAAACTCGCGCCACATACGGCGGCTTTACAGCTGGCGCACTGATGAACCTAAACGACGAAGCTCGCGGCGCTTACAACTTCGCCAATGAGCTTTTGAAGTCAGGCGACATGGAGGGCGCAAAGGCGGCTTACGCGAAGTATCGCGACCTTCAACGCCAGATTGACGAAGCATTGCAGCTTCTTGCGCCGGAGCAATATGCCAGCGGGCAGACTGCTGGAGCGGTTACAGGTATGGTCGCTCCCGGCGGCGTGGCTTTCAAGGCTGGGTCGAAATTACCCGTGCTGGGTCAGATAGCCACGTCTGGCGGCGTCGGCGCTACTGCCACAGCTCTGCCGCAATTTGGCGGCGGCGAAGGCGGCTTCACTGAAAGAGTTTCAGAAATTGACCCACTGACCACAGCGGTCGGCGGCACAATAGGCGCAGTTTCACCTGTAGCTGGTCGAGTAGCTGGCGCAGCTACACGCGGCGCGCAGAACTTAACCCGACGCGGTGTGGGCGGCTACAGCGGCGCTGCATCACGCAGGGTGGCCGGCCAGCTCTCTGGCCCACAAGCAACTGGTCAAGACATTCAGTCATACCTCAGCAGCCTCGGGCCGGAAGCTATGCTGGCCGACATACCGGGCCGCCCCCGCACGATGGCTCAAGGCTTGGCAACCATACCCGGTCAAGGTCAAGAAGTTCTGACCCGTGAGATGGGCGCTCGCGGCGCGGGCGCAGGTCAGCGGGTTGAGGATGTGATGACGCAGCGTATTGACCAACCCAATGTTGGCTTTCAGGAAACTTTGGCTCAGCAAGAGCGCAAGTCTGGCGTGCTTGGCCCAATGTATGAGGCTGCCACTCAAAGCGACAAAATGTTTGACGTAAACACATTGCGCAGCGCATTGGTCCTGTATGGTAAAGATGCTTCCCGCTCAGTTCGTTCTCAAATGAATGCTGTGCTAAAAGACTTAGGCACAAAAGGCGACGTTAGCGCTGAAAAGCTGCACAACGTCCGGTCAGCTCTCAGTGACGTAATATTCAGAGAGGGTGGCAGCGTTGCTGTGAATCTCAAGCCATTCCTGCACAAAATTGACGACAAGCTGGACGAGCTACCAAGTTACGCAGCGGCTCGATCCGGCTACTCTGAGGCTTCCGCAATCCAGCGTGCCGTTGAGGACGGCGAAAAGGTGTTTACTGGCGGAAAGACCTCTGCACTCTCTCCCCGTGAACTTGAGGCGAAACTCGCCGGCATGTCTGACATGGAGCGCGCAGCCTTCCAGAAGGGCGCACGGGATTACATTGGCTCACTTATGGGGACATCACGCAACGATGCCGCCGCCGCTTGGGGTGAGTTTGGCAAGAGCTGGAACGCTGAAAAACTGAGGATGCTTGTTGGCGACGAAAGCGCAGCGGCCATCACTCAGCGTTTGCTGGCTGAAAAAGAGTTTGCCAAGACTTCATCTGACGTGCTGGCTGGGTCGCAGACCGGGTTCCGCACAGAGGCGCAGGCTGCATTGCGTGACCTTCGTGACCCTGAGAGCTTCAATGCTCCGAGCGTTGGTCAGCGCGTTAAGGCTGCCATAGCTGCCCCGGTCAACAAGATCATGGATGAAATCATGTATGGCACTGGTGACATTCGCCGTGAAATTGGCGAGATACTTACCTTGCAAGGTGCAGAGCGCGACGCAGTGGTGCGCCAACTTTTGGGTGAGGCTTCACGCCTGCAAGACAAAACAAAGCTGCAAAGGCTTGCAGATATGTTGACACAGGTTGGCTTGATGGCATCCACGCCAGCAATCACAAACGAATAAAGGGCAGCGGCACATGGAACTTAAACCAAAATCACGCAGCGAAATCGAAGGCATTGTGCAAGACGCAATCTCTGATGCGGTGGACTTTGTTGAGGGCGAAATCAGCGAGGACCGCATCAAGGCGCAGCGCTACTATGACGGTGAGGTTGACCTTGGCTATGAGGATGGCCGAAGCAAGGTAGTCGCCACAAAAGTACGAGATACTGTACGTTCTGTGAAGCCAAGCCTGATGCGCATATTCCTCAGCACAGCCAAGCCAGTTGAATTTGTGCCGCGCGGACCAGAGGACGTGGCAATGGCTGAGCAGGCCACTGAGTTCATGCACCATGAGTTTACCCGGCTAAACGGATACCGCGTGCTGAATGACGCCTTCCAAGATGCGCTGGTCAAAAAGCAAGGCATCGTGAAGGCATACTGGATGACATATCCAGAGGCCGAGATTTACACGTTTTCTGACCTCTCCGACGACGAATACACATATCTAATTGAAGACGACAGCGTGACTGTGCTGGAGCATACGGTTGAAATGTCCATTGAGATTGATCCAATGGGTATGGAAATTGAGATGCCAGTCCACAGCGTTAAGCTAAGCCGCCAGAAAGATATGGGCGAGCTGTGCATTGAGAGCGTTCCGCCGGAAGAGTTTTTCATCAACCGTGACGCACGCTCATTAACCGACGCTTATATCGTTGCTCACCGCACCGACATGCGCGCTGGCGATTTGATTGCAATGGGCTTTGACCCAGACGTAGTGCTGGACTTGGATAGCTTTGAAAGCGGCTCTGATATGACAGAGGCGGAGATGTATGAGCGCCGCGGTTACGACATGGACACCTCAGACGAGGACATTGAAGACCCATCCATGCGCAATGTTGCCGTGACTGAAGCGTATATGCGCATTGACGTTGACGGCACTGGCATACCAGTTTTGCACAAATTAATCT